CACCAGCATTGTCCGTGCCTTGATAATTCTCTTTGAATCGTCTTGCAGTTGCACGAGCTTCTTCAGGTGTTGGAATTCCCTTGAATAACTGGATGTGAGTTTGTGCCGTGAATCCGTTTTTGATTGAGTTCAAATAGTAATTTGAAATCTCGGTGTCTACTTCAATGTACTTCAATGCACCGATGTAATCAGGCAAAGGATATTCTCCTTGACCAGGTCGGTAGAATTGACAATAATAAAGTGACTTTGATTCTCTTGTGGTTGTGTTGAATGGCTGATAGTGAACTTGCTCCGCTTTGCGGTCAGTCCAATCCTCGCAATACACATACTCGCCTTCAAGTCCTTTGCGGATATTCTTGAAAGGGATGTGGTAAATCTCTGCAATTGCCGTCTTTGCCTTGTTCCAAATTACCTCAAGGCAATAGCCATTGAACAACTCAAGGTCGTACGCTATTTTACCTTTGACTTGGTCAAGGGTTTCGTAGGCGTTAATGGCTTTGATCTTGGCTTCGGCTTTTGCGATGTCAACGGTGTTTTGTCCAAATACTTTAGTGCCAACTCCAGATATATACGAAGCTTTTGAAGAAACGATTGCATTGTGTTTTGGGGATTTGTTAAATAGTTCTATAAGAAATTCGGGATAGAGATTGTCCGCTCCGAAAGTGACATATCCCTTCGCCTTATTCTCTTTGAATACGGGAAGAACATTGTCGTGAAAATTAATTCTTTGGAAGATCATCTCTATTAAATAGCAATCATTCCTTTTTGTTAGAGAACTTGTCAATAGATGTGAATCCAAGACAAGCAATCACGATGAATTCTACTGCACTAACCAAATCGGGAGAAGGTACAATGTCAGCAGGACTAAGAGAATTGTGAGCCATAGTGCCAAACAAAACAAAAGCACCGATGATGCCAACGAATCTTTTGGATGATGCTTCCCCTTTGTCACCTTTGAAAAAATCTAAAAACTTCATATTTCGTTTGAGTTTAATAATGTGTAAGTGAATGAATTCCCGTGCAATGCTGCGGCTTTTTTAACGATGAGCATAAACTCGTCAAAGTCAGCTGACTTCTTGAACACCTGACAACCTTCACTCCAGTTCTCTACATAGGTAGAATCTGCACCGGCTTTGTGGATGTTGATTCCAAACACACCTTCTTGAATTTTGCTTTCATCATAGGTCATATCCTTGTTGGCATCACGATACACTTTCACATTCTTGGCTTGTTTCAATGCCTCATATTTGCCTTGATGCAAACCGATAGCGTGTGAACCACGATATTGACCAGCAACCAAACGAGCAACACCAGCAGCGTTGTGAAATTCCTTCACGCCCTTTGTTCCTGGATCAGTTGTCGCTGCCCACTTTTTGAATACCCAAGCACCGTTGTGTTTGTAGCTCAAAGTTAGAAAGTCATCAAATAGGTTTGTCACCTTGTTGCCGGTTGAACTTTGGCGAACACCGATGATGTTCAGATTCAATTCTCCATCGGAGAAATATGCGAATCCCTTTTTGATCATCGCAGCTTCAATTTGTTCTCTTGTCATCTTCCTTGTTTATTATATGGTTTGGTTGACTTATGTTTGTTTTTGTGCTTGGTATGTCTGCGGAGCTTATTCTTTGGCTTCGCTCTAAATGTGGATGTGTTGGTTGCCTTTGCCATTAGTTAAATATGTATAAACGGAAATACTCAAAGTCCTCTTTACCACCTTCTTCAACATAGTTCAACCAAGCATCGTATGCCTTGCCTGATAGTTTCAATGGGGCTTCGCTTGTATCAAGTCCAGCACCAATCATCTTGGCTGAAAACACTTCAACTTTCTTGGTCATCACATCAACCTTGTTCTCGGCAATGGCAACGGCTTCTTTTAACTGTGCTTTCTCTTCAACTTTCTCAGCGACCATCTTCTCACCCATTGCTTTTGCTTGTGCAGTTGCAACCGATGCCATCTCTAAATTCTCAGATATCTTTTGGAGCATCAGTTCCACTTCGTCAACAGGTACTGACTTGGTCTTTTCAATTGGTGTGGCAATAATCCCCACAAAAAAACAAGCGACAAAAAGCAATGTGATGTGTTTCATAGTTTCTTCATAGTATTCATTATGCGAATCTCCGTGATGGCAGATGCCAATGCAGAATCCGAACGCTTCAGGGCGTAGGTCAATCGGTCAATCTTAATATCAAGTTGATCTATCTTGTGATTACTCTTTTCAATCTGCTCTTTATACCCTGAACGAAGGTCAATGTAAAGATAGCTGACAGCCACAAGCATACAAAAAGCAACTGCGGCAATTGGATTCTTACGAAATTGGTCAAAACTAACTGGAAGTGCTGAAGGTTTTTTGATAGTAGATGCCACGCAGACAAATAGAAAATCAGTCGTTGTGTTGCTTTTTGTCTTTTTCCATAAAATACTGATCTACAAAAAAGATAAATCCAAATAACAACAACCCAACAAATGCTGCTGCCGAAACACAAACCACAAAGGGTTCAACGATATCTTCAAAATGCCTATCCATTACTTTTTATCTGCCATATGTTTCACACCCATAATCGTTCCGATGATTGAGAACGAGTTGGTCAAGATGATTCCAAATAGATTGCTCCAGGTAGTTTCAATGATTGTAGAATTCAACCCCTTACTGATGACATACAAATAAAGTATAGTGGTCAAGATACAAACCGCACCAATCACCGACAATGCGACCTTTACAATCAATCCAATCAGTTCAAATTGAGTCCTTTTTTGTAGTGATTCCAAATCCTCAACCGCTGCGTTCTTGAGCATCTCAGATTGTGCAAGTGATTCTTGCAAATCAATCATCAACTTCTCACGATCCGCTTGGCTTTCAATTAAGTCCTTGTTTTGTGATTGGACTTGTTTGGTAATCTCTAACCGTTTCCGTCTTGTTTCTTGATCACGCTGCTTTGCCTCGTCAATGTACCTTTGGAATTCCTCATCCGTTGTTTGGATGACTTTCAAGACATTGCCCTCTAAACCAACCTTTTTTGTTTTCCATAGGTTGAGTAGTTGTTGGGCAGTATCATTGCTTAGAATCACTTGTATACCTTAAATGGAGCAGTTTTATTCTTGTAACCTTGATAATCTCTGCGGAAAGATTCCAATCGTGGCTCAATCTCATCTGACTTGATAATCCAAAACTGAGCTCCAACGGATTTCGCCTTGTCAATTTCTTGTTTATCGTCTGAACTGGAGATGATTCCGATGACAACACCGTTGCCGTACTCCGTGTTGATTTTGCGGATCAACTCAATCCCATCAAACGAACTGCCGATGATGTTCAAATCCACAAACACACATTCGGGGCGTTCTTCATCAAGCCCTTCATTGAACCACTTCTTAAATAACCTATCGGCTTCGTCTGAAGATGTCAAACTTTGCAGGGAAAGTGTGATGTCCAGCAACGAGCAAGAATCTTCAAAAACCAAGTGGAACAAATCCTCGTCATCTACAAGCAATATGGAATTAATCATCGTATTTTTATCTTTAATTTTGTACCTATTTCTAATTTCTCAGCAGTTACCGGGAATTTGTGTTCATCCATTATCGCAATACAAATGTTCAAACCCAATCCGCTTCCAGCTTCTTTCTGCCCTTCTTTTCGTTTATACGGTTGCGACCATTGAATCAAATCCTCTTGACTCATTCCACGACCATTGTCAACGATGCAAAGATAGTTGTCCTCCGCAAATATGCGAATCACCTTTGTTGAACTATCGTTGTACTTTAACCCGTTTCTGATTAGGTTATCAACGGCAGTACAAAACAACGACTCGTTCACTTCAATAATGGGTAGTTCTTCAATGACAACTTGCTTTTCATAACTGGTACTGCTCAGGTAACTGATTAGAATTTCACGCAGATCAAACTCGTTCTTTTCAAGTTGTGCATCTGCCTTCACCAAGTTCGTGAATTCCTTCACTCCCTTGTACACTTTTTGCGTGTGGGTCAATCCCTCTTCAATCATTCGCAAGGGTGCATCAATCTTTAAGTCCTTGATTTGCTCTTCAGACAATCTCCGTTTTAAGGAACTCAATCCACGAGGAATGTATGTATTGATTCCCGAATGCATATCGTGGCGGAGAATCTTCGCAGCGTGTTCCAAATAGGAATTCTTTTTGTTTACATCCGCTTCAATTATCTTCTTGTCGGTGATATCGGTTGCAATGAGCATCACTTTGTAAACTTCACCGTATGGATCTTTGATGGGGTTGTAGTTTGCAAATAACCATATCACCGAACCATCTGACTTCAATCTTTCATATTCTCCTTGCTTGAATCTGCCGACTCTGAGTTGATTCCAAAATGAGTTGTATTCGTTCGCATCTACATCACCGACCAAAACTTTGTGGCGTTGTCCAATTATATCTGCATAGCCAAATGATGTGTAAAACTTTGAATTTGCTTTTCGGATAGTTCCGCTTTTGTCAAACTCCAATACGATGTTACTGGCATCAATGGCGTTGAATGTATCGTCAATGCTTTGGAATTTATGTCGTGCTTTTCTGACGAACTCAATCACCACAAAATAGAAAAAAGGCATAAAGGCAATAATTGACCAATAGCCAAAAAGAGCCGATGTATAGGTCGGCTCAATGTATTTGAAAACAAGTGCTGACTGCACGGAAAGAAAGGTCAGCATAATGACTGACGCAATTATCAAAGCGATCCAAGAACGACCGCTTAGTTTCATTGACAAATAGGATTAATCCAAGTTAGCGTGTTTTCATCCCAAGTCCAAAGACAGCCGTCATTTGGGTATGGCGTAGGCGGTTGCCAATGACAGTCCGCATCCAATGTCCAACTTGGGTATGGTTGTGGGCTTGAAAAATT